GTACATCTGCGACAGCAGCACGGGGTCGTAGCAGAACTCGCCGTTGCGCTGTGGCTTGGAGAGCTTCTGTATCAGACGGTCGCCGGCGGCGTCCTTCTGCTGGGACAGGTTCAGCATCTGCGCGGCGTCAGCCAATGACTGCGGCAGGTTGTTAGAGGCGGCCACGGCCATGCTGTCCGTGAACTGCTCCCACTGGACTGGCACCTTGAGAACGTGGCGGAGGATGTTCACCTCGAACGCCGCGTTCCACGCTGAAAATTTGGTTGTCTCGTCGAGTAGCCAAGAGGGCGCTTGTGTCTCGCTTGGGATCCAGAGCTCGGGCTCCGCACCCCCGAACGAGTAGGCCATGCAGATCACCTCGGTGCTCGGGTCCCTGGAGTACTTGTCCAGCCCCAGCTTGGGAAGGTCGGCCCGGCTACGGGTCTCAAAGTCAATTGACACGTTCATCTTGCACCTCCTCACGGATCTTGATACGGATCATAGCGATCGCGTGCTCGATGCCGTGTATGAACGGCGGTGGCGCGTTGTTCTTGAACGCGTTAGATTTTTCTTGGGTTAGTAATGCGAGAACTTCTTGGACTGTCATAAACGCTCCTAAGGCGGGCCGACGCATCGGCGTTTGAAATTATAAAAAAAGGGGGCCAGATTTTGTGGCTACTGCACGCGGTTATGAAGGCAGGAAAATACGCCGCTTGCCACATCCTCTCGAGGCCTGCCTAGCGCCCCCAAGCACTACACCAAGGAACAACAAACTACTTCTTCGGTAAGTTAATCTCCTTACCAAGAGACACACCTACAAACACAACTGCCAAGGAAAGGATCGTCATCAGTACTTTGATGATGCCGGGTAACAGCACCAACCACCAGGACCAGTCAACGTATCCCAGCAGTTTAGCCATTACGAATATAAGTGTCAAACCAGTTAATAACATTTACTGCCTCCTATTAAATTTCGCAAGACCCGGCGACGCACGCTAACATCTGAGCACCCTCCACGTTATCGGTCTGCTCCTTAAACAACGTCCAGTCAATCTTCGGAACCTTTGCCTTGAGCTCGTTGTACTGCTCCTCCGTGCACTCCTCGTACGGCGCCTGGCGGTACGTGCCACCATCGTACGGCAAGAAGCTCACGCCGGAGATCTCGTCGAAGTGATCCCACACCCACGCGCCAACCGAGGGCCAGTCCTTCTCCTCGACCGAGATTGTAACAGACGGCTTGTGCTCACACCAGTGCCTCTGGTAGGCCAGCCAGAGCTCCAGGTGGGATACGGCCGAGACATCGTCCCGGACTAACCCCGCCGGAGCCTTTTGAGGAAAGCTGAACACAACCGTCTGAGTCGGCTTGTAGACGCAGTCCTCTGCGGGTACACCCTGGCTGACGAGGAAAGCGCTAAGAGGATCCTTCTTATCTCCTCTGACTCGGCGGATGTAATACCTGGAGTGTCTCGGGTGAATTCCAGAAGCTGAATCAACGAGCTGTGATACTGTTCCCGATGGCTTAACACAAGTGATAGCCGCGCTCTTAGCGACTCCGAGCGTATTAGCCCAAAGTTCATTGGCTGCTCGTGAGTGCTCCCTGAGCTGTGCGAGGTTTCCTGCGAGAACTTCATCATTTGTGCACATCTCCGTGTTGTCGTAGATACCGGTTAGCGACACTCCGAGCAGTCTCTCTTCCTCGGTGTTGCGCTGCCACACCTTTCGCAGATACGGAAACTTTGTAAAGGTGGACTGAATTGTTCCCAGTATCGTCGCCACCTCAACCTTATCCTTAAGAGTCTCCAGCGTATCGTCATGCCTTACCACCACCTCGGTAAGGTTACAAAACTGGTAGGGTCGCAGAATAATTTCGGAGCAAGGATTTGTACCGAAATCAAAATTAGGATCGCGATGACCATACTTGGCAACAGTTTTTTTAGCGGCTTCGCGATTAAATATGCCGCGCTCCCCAGAATGAGAATTGTAAAGACTAAGCCATTCTTCCATAAACTTACCAACTGTTGGTGTCTCTCCATAGACAGCCGAGTTGTTAGCGAGAGCACGGTGCGGTGCAGTTTCCCACCAAGGTCCAGATTTCGCATGTCGAATCCTTTCGTCGTCCAGGTCGGACAAAGAGATCATGGCCGAGCGGCGAACGCCACCCACGACCACAACCTCGCCAATCTTGCACATCAGATCATGGCACTCCAGAGTGTTTAGCTTTCGTCCCTGGGCGTGCTTGAAGGTGTTAACCGCGAACGAGAATAGGTCCACGAGGGGTCCCGGTCCGCTAGCTCTGCCCCCGAAGGTTTTGAGTCTGGCGCCGGCTGGTCGGATCTTGCTGACGTCCCACTTAGGTACTTCGCCAGCGTATAGATGCGCGATAAGGAGCCGGAGGGCTTTTGCCCACCCTTCTTTTGAGTCGTGGACAGAGATAACATGTTCGCTTTCAAAAAGCTGCTCCGGCACGTCGGGCAGCTGAGAAGTGTATTTAGATTCAACGCTGAACCCGACGCCAGTACCGCAGAGCAGGATGAACATAGCTTCATCGAAAGACTTCGGGTCGTCGACGGGGAGATACGAACAATTGTAGATACAGGTGTTATCACGGTCTGCGCTCCTTCCGGCTGTCATCATGGCGCGCATCGAGGGCATGACCTTCATGTCGTAGATTGCCTTGTAGATGCGGTCCTTGAGTTCTGTGTTGTCCTTAATCGCCGGGGTGCGTGAGAAGACGTAGTCAACATATCTCCACACGGTCTCGCTCCACTGCTCGCGGCGACCCTTGTCGTCAATAAAACGCGCGTAACGGCTGGCTGCAATGTATTCTTGGTATTGATCCATGGTTTTTTCTTGGTGTGTTAAGGAAAAACTGCCGGCGGTACTCTGCCGGCAGCCGGTGCAAAACAACTTACTTTACTGCGCTCTTCTTTTTCTTTGTGGTCTTCATGACCGGGGCCTTAGCTACTGCGGCCTGGGCGTTATCGAACCACTTGAATACAGGGTTGACCTCTTCCGGCGACACCGGCAACATGATTGCTTTTTGCAAGAACTCCATGCTCTTCTCCAAACCCTCGAGCATGAACTGCATCTGCTTCATAACATCCTTCGCGTTGTGCTCGCTCGCGTAGTAGGTTACCTTGTTCTCGCCGTCACCGAAAGCCAGGGTGACATAAAAATCATCGCCCTGTGACGCGCGGGCTTTCACGGCGACAAACGACTGGTCGGTCGGAAAGAACTTTGAAAAGTCTAAGCTAACTGCTTTTGACATACTAAACTCCTATTTAATTTACTGTTGCTGTGTTAACGAAGTCTTTAATTAGCGAAGTCTTCGGCGGCGGTTGCTGACCCGCCAAGTTTATCGCCATCTTTAAGCTTTTGCACGTTGTTCAAACCACAGCCAATCCCCTTGGATCCGCTGGTGTTGTACGCAAAGAAGCTGATCGACGCACGTCCGTAGCAGCCGGAGTAGAACTCCGAACGGTCCAGGATTGGGTTTAGGTCGGCGTCAACAACCCCAGGCTTTTGCTGGCTGTTAGCGTTGATAAAGTACATGCCCTTGTACGCGGGGTCGTCTGGCTTCTCGGCGTCACCGTCACGAAGACCTCCCTTGAGCACCGCGGGGATCTTACCGCCCCAAATCTCTTTGTTGTCTTCCTTGGATTTAGAAACGGCGTTGTTGATTTTGTCAACGTTTTCTTTGTCCGTCTTGGGTATAAGCAAAGAGATTGAGAACTTGGGAATGGCCCCCTCTTGCATTGCTTTTGCCTCAAAAACCGACTCGTACGAAAAACGAACTGGTCCAACTACTACTTTTACTGACTTTGCCATACTAGGCTCCTTGTTTAACGTAATGACCCTGAAAGCCGGCGGGTCCGTGCCGGTACTGCAATTCTACTCTGATTTATCTCCAACCTCAAACGAGTCAATTATGAGTCCAACCTGGCCGATGGTGTACCCTATAAACGCCACCATCATACCAATCCGACGCACCTTAAAGTACGAGAGGGTGGTGAATATGTACATCAAACCAACCAGGCTCAAGAAGATGTGGGGACTCATTCTAGCACCGAGTCGTCAATGAACACGGGGGTGTTCTCTCCCAAGTAAGCGCCAAGGATGTTGAACTGGTAGTACTCCATGGCCTCGTCTGGGGTCATCTTGTCGTGCTTGATTAGTAGCTCAATGACCTTGGGCTCGCTGTACGCTACGGCCGACATGCCAACCGAGTTGGATGCGACCCCTATGATGGCCTCGTCAAAGTACTCGGGGTCCATGAACAGCAGCTCGTCACCGCCCACGTAGTTGTTGGCTATCTGCTCTCGTTTGCTCACCTAAAATCCTCCGCGGCGTCGTTCTCGTCCTTGACTAGCTTGGGTGAACCCTCTGGCTTTATTACTAGCACCGACAACAGGTCAGACACGTACCCCTTCTTGCCAAGCTTCTCCAGCTTCGCGATCGACTTTAACGAGGCCGGTTCCATAATCTCCTCCTCCTTGAAACCTTTGTCAAGCAATATCGTAGCCGCCAGTGGCTCGTCGGTTATGCGCCGGTGAGTCTTTGTGGTGACAAGCTTGTAACCCTTGGGGGACAGGCCCTTATTTATTGCCCGCTCGGTAAAGTAATTCTCCAAATCAGCTACGTAGGACCTTAACTGACCCGATCGGGAAAATGCTAACTCGATCTCTTCGTCGCTCAGGAGCGCCGGCTCTCTGAACTCTAGCGCGGCGACCTCGTTGACAAAGTCTGAGCGCGCCCGGCACGTTGCCTTCGCCCGGCAGAACTGGCAGTGATCTCCGGCTACGAACTCGCCCGAGCCCGCCCAGGCCTTTTTGGCTTTTGGCTTGACGAAGTAGTTCGCCCAGTCGACGAGGCGCGCGATCGAGGTGCCGTCGCTTGTGATGCTGTCGAGGCGGGGCTGGACGATGGTGTACTCGACTTCTTTGATTTCCGGGTAGTCTTCTTTGAACTTGCTCCAGGCGCCGAGCGCGTAGAGCCTGAGCTGCGGGTTGTCCTTGGCTTCGACGGGGATGCCTTTGCCGAACTTGAGGTCGATGACTCTAACCTTGTGCTTCGACAGTACCACGACATCAGCAGTACCAAATCCGTCAGGAGCCCAGTCAGAATAATCCACACGTTGTTCAAATAGAGGAGTGTCCCCCTCACCAATTTGGCTGCGTACATATAGCACATAGTTATCGACATACTCTTCAAACTCCTCATTGTAGTAGGGGGTGGCTTTGATGATTTCGGATTCTCTCTTGAACTCCTCAAATCCGATCTGGCCGTAGTGGTGGCGAAGCTTCACCTCGGCCAGCGTGTGAGCCATGGTGCCCTCCTGGCTGTAGTCAAAGCTGCCAGCGGATCGTTTTATTTCCGGGAGTGTGGCCTCGAGACGGGCCGAGGGTGTACATGTTAGCCAACGTTTTGATGCGGAGGCTGATAGAACGGCGTGAGCGGTCATGTCGGTTTTCCTGTTTAGCGGTTAAGTTGTACTACTACTAATACAAAACGGGACAGCTTTTTGGGCTGTCCCGTTCAGTAGTTGACTAATTTATTGGGTTATTGCTTTGCTGTTTTTAGCTGAGAGATCAGATCATTAACCGCGCCGGTGAAGTCCACGACCACGTCCGCCTTGACCTCGAGCTTTTGGTCTCTAGTCTCCTTGTAGTCCGTTGGGAATTGACCGCGCAGGGCGATCTCCGCGATCCTGGAGTTGAACGCCTTGTTCCCTACGTTAGCCAGCAGCTCGCGCTCCCAGTACGCCTGTGAGTGCACCAGCGCAACGCCTAGCGCGTCCGCGAACTCTGGGTACTTCTTCTTCCAGTTCTCGGCCACGTCCTTGCTGATGCCGAGCTCGGACCACATCATCTTCTGCGACGCGCCCTGCTTGCCC